CTGGCGCTCAACACGTTGCGTCAGGCGTTGATCAGGCACCTCAACGCGGTGGCGGCCTCCGGCGTACGTCTGGTGGACATGAAGGTGTCCGAGTCTTTGCCGGCGCTGGTGCTGGCTTATCGCCGATTCGGTGACGCCAGCCGGGCGCAGGAAATGGTGCAGCGCAATCGGCTGGCCCACCCGGGTTTCGTGCCGCCCGGCACGCTGAAGATCGCGCAGGAGTGACCCATGATCGACCCTAACGTTGTCACCCTGACGGTTGACGAGCATGACTACGCCGGCTGGAAGGCGGTGGAAATCTCTGCCGGGATCGAGCGTCAGGCGCGCAGCTTTGACGTGAGCATTACCTGGCAGTGGCCGGGCACTGAAATCTCGCATCCGATCACGCCCGGCGCAGCGTGCGAAGTGCGTATCGGCGGCGAATTGATTCTGACCGGCTGGGTGTTTGCCGCGCCGATCAGCTATGACGGCAAGCAAGTCACGCTAAAGATTTCCGGACGCTCGAAAACCGCCGACCTTATCGACTGCTCGGCCATCAACAAGCCGAGCCAGTGGAAGGAGGTGGGGGTACTGAAGATCGTTGAAGCGCTGGCTGCTCCCTATGGCTTGTCGGTGATCAGCGAAATACCGGAAACCTCGAAGATGGCCGATCACACCATCGAGCCTGCCGAAACCGTGTTCAAGTCCATTGACCGGCTACTGACCCTGTTCCGGATTTTTTCCACCGATGACGAATACGGCAATGTGGTACTGGCCAGGCCGGGTAGTCGCGGGCAGAGCGCAGATGCGCTCGAACTCGGCAAGAACGTGTTGAGCGCGAGCATAGCGCGGGACTTTTCCGGGCTCTTTTCCGAGTACCGCGTGATCGGTCAACAGACCGGTAACGACCAGACGTTCGGCAAGGAGTCATCGGAGGTCTCGGCCGAGGTCACGGATAACCGGCATGACGATCCCGCGCATAAAAAGCGTCTTCGCGTACTGGTCGTTCATGAGGATGCGCCGATCACACCCAAACTCGCTTTGAGTCGCGCCAATTGGGAGCGCGGTCAGCGGGCCGGCAAGGCGCTGCTCACCACCTACAAGGTCCAGGGCTGGCGGCAGTCCAACGGTGCGCTCTGGCGGCACAACACCATGGTCCGGGTGATCGATCCGGTCATTGGTTTTACGAGCCGGAACATGCTGATTTCAGCCGTGACCTACTCGCTGAGCGACCAAGGCACGATCACCACGCTGGTGGTCGGTCCGCCCGAAGGTTTCCAGGCCGAGCCGGGTGACCCCAACAAGCGCAGCAAGGTGCAGGTCAATCAGGACGCTTACTCCTGGTTGCTGCCCATCGACGAGGAAACAACCTCATGAGCTTACTCAATCGCATGCTGGTGCGTGGCACGGTGGTGCTCGCCAGGGCCAGCAGCAAAATGCAGGCGCTGCAAATGCGCCTCACCGCCGGAGAGGTCAAGGACGACATGGAGCACTTCGAACCCTACGGTTTCACCAGCAACCCGCTGGCCGGCGCCGAGGGCATTGCCGCTTTCATTGGTGGTGACCGGTCGCACGGTCTGCTGCTGGTGGTGGCCGACCGGCGCTATCGCCTCAAGGGGCTGGAGTCCGGCGAAGTGGCGATCTATACCGACGAGGGCGACAAGATTCACCTCAAGCGCGGCAAGGTCATCGACATTGAAACCGACACCCTGAACATCAAGGCGGCGGTGGCCGTGAACTTCGACACACCACAGATCACCCAGACCGGAAAGATCGTGTCCCAGGGTGACCAGCTCGCCGCTGGCATCAGCCAGATCAGCCATCTGCACGGCAACGTGCAGGGCGGTAATGGCCAGAGCGGGCCGCCCGTTGGAGGTGCCGGATGATTATCGAAGGCTCTCTGCAGGCGTCCTTGCTGCGCTCGGTGGTCATCAGCCTGTTCACCTGGCGGCGTGCCGAAGCGGACGACCCGTTCGACGATGCCGAGCGCTATGGCTGGTGGGGCGACACCTACCCGGCGCAGGCCAATGACCGCATCGGTTCCAGGCTGTGGCTGCTGCGCCGGGTCAGGCTGACTGCCCAGACCCAGCGCGACGCCGAGTTCTATGCCCGCGAAGCGCTCGACTGGCTGATCGAAGATGGCCAGGTCAAGCACATCAACATCCTTACCGAACAGGTTCAGAGCAACCGCCTGAACCTGGGCGTCGAGCTGGTCGTCTCGGACGGTCAGCTCGTGCGCTTCAACCCTTCTGAACAGTGGCAGGTGATTTATGCCGTTTGAAACACCTACGTTACCGGCGCTGATCAACCGAACCCAGGTCGACCTCGCCGACGAAGCACTGCGTCAGTCCGATGCTCGGGTATTGTCCCGCGCGCACAGCGGTGCGGCCTACGGGCTGTACGGCTATCAGGACTGGATCGCCGACCAGATTCTGCCGGACACCGCCGACGAGGAGACCCTCGAGCGGCAAGCCATTCTGCGCCTGAGACAGCCGCGCAAGGTGGCACAGGCCGCTACCGGCATAGTGCGCTTCACCGCTGCAGCGGGCGCGGTGCTGGATGCGGACACGGTGCTGCAGTTCAGTGATGGACGCTTCTACCGCGTGACCAAAGGCGTCACTACGGTTGCGGGCAACAACACGACCACGGTCGAAGCGGTGGATGCCGGTGTTCTGGGTAATGCGGATGCCGGTCTGGTGATGACTGCCGTGCAACCGGTCGAAGGTATCGACAGCACCTTCACCGTCATCGCCGACGGTTTGTCCGGCGGCATCGCGCAGGAAAGTATCGAGTCGTTGCGTGCCCGTGTCGTGCGCTCCTACCGGGTCATTCCGCATGGCGGCAATCAGGATGATTACGTGACCTGGGCGCTGGAAGTGCCGGGCGTGACGCGCGCCTGGTGTGTGCGCCGGTTCATGGGGCCAGGGACTGTCGCGGTGTTCTTCATGCGTGACGACCAGGCCGATCCCATTCCCGACGCCGAGCAGCTCGCTGCGGTCGCTGCGTATATCGAGCCGCTGCGTCCGGTTACGGCAGACGTGTATGTGCTGGCGCCGGTGCAGAAACCGGTCGTCTACACCATTCGGCTCACACCGGATACCTCTGCCGTGCGGGCAGCGGTCGAGGCGCAGCTGCTGGACCTGCACAACCGTGAGGGCGGACTGGGCGAAACCCTGTTGCTCACGCACATTGCCGAGGCCATCAGCCGCGCGACAGGCGAAACCGATCATGTGCTGGTTTCTCCCGTGGCCAACGTTACCGCGGCCGCCAACCAGTTGCTCACGTTTGGGGGTATTCAATGGTCGTCATAAGAACCGCCGAACACTACGCCGGACAACTGCAGGCGCTGTTGCCACCCGGTCCCGCATGGGATCCGGAGCGGGTGCCGGAATTGCAGCAGGTCATTACCGGCCTGTCCCGCGAGTTCGCGCGCATCGATGGCCGCGCGTTCGACCTGCTCAACGAGATGGACCCCGCCACCGTCAGTGAGCTGGTCCCGGACTGGGAGCGGGTGATGAACCTGCCTGACCCGTGCCTGGGGCTCAAACCCCTGTTCGCAGACCGGCGGTTGTCGGTGCGCCAGCGGCTCGTGGCGACGGGAGGGCAGAACGCGGCGTTCTACATCGACATTGCCATCAGCCAGGGCTACCCCGATGCCACCGTGACCGAACACCGAGCGCCCCGTATGGGGCGTTCGCGTTTTGGCCAGGCGTACTTCGGCACCTGGAACGCGCAATTCATGTGGACCCTGAACACCGGCGGGCGCCAGCGTCTGGGCCGACGCTTCGGGGCCAGCTACTGGGGAGAGCGGTTCGGGGTGAATCCCGGGCTGGCCATCGAGTGTTTGATCCGTCGAGCAGCACCGGCGCACAGCGTCGAATTCGTAAACTTCAACTGAGGAACACAATGTGGATTATCCCAAGAGTGTGCCGGGCGTAGGCTTGGCAAGCGGCAAGTTTGTAGATGAAAACCCGGCGACCGGCATGCCCGGCTCGCTTATTCCTGCGCAGTGGGGTAACTCGATCACGCAGGAGATTTTGAATGCGATGGCGGCCGGTGGTGAGCAGCCTGATGAAACCAGAACAGACCAGCTTGCATCGGCTATCACGCAGATAGGTTCGCAAGTCAGGCAGGCTTATCGTGGTGCCGGTTTTGGCTATACCGCATCCGAGACCCTTCTGCCCGGGGCAGCGGGGCACTGGCACAGAATCAACCTCGCCGGTATCACGCTGACCCTGCCTCCCAAGGCGAACGTAGTGGTGGGTAAGTCCATAACCTTTCATAACGCATCGCCAGGAGCGGCAACTATCAAGGCCAACGGTGCTGAGATCATCTCTCTATACGGTGCCGGCAGCAATACGTTGAAGCTGAATGCGGCGGAGTGGGTAGAGCTTGTTTTTAACACTGACGCGATCTACATCACCAAGCGCGGCAAAATCACAGAGGTAAAGGAGGTCGACTCTCAAAAAGTGTTCTCTTTCAATACCGATACAGTTTTTACAAGAGACCAGATGGAGTTGCTGCTACTGGATGCTACTGGCGGCAATCGTGCATTCACACTGCCCTCTTCAAATGCGGCACTAGGCGTAAAGGACGTCATTGTTCGCAGGATAGACAGCAGTGGCAACCGGCTGACCGTGAATGCAAGTGCCGGGGAAAAGATCAGGTTTCATACCCATTTAAATGCTGCTGGTTATTCCTTTCTGGTTCTAATGGGGGCTGGCGATTGGTGGCATCTGCGCAGCGATGGTGCCGGGAGTTGGTGGCCGGTAGGACGCTACGACAATACACCTCTGGGACGACCCGTCTTCGAAACAACGACGTTGTTCAGCCCAGGAGGATACGGAGCGTTGAACGGTGGGCTTCTTAACCGCGCCGACTGGCCGTGGCTTTGGGATCATGCGCAAAAGTCCGGGATGGTTTACACCGAAGCAGCTCGTACCGGCAAGGAAGGTGGATGGAGCAGTGGCGACGGCGCCCTGACCTTCCGAGGGCCCGAAGGTAGGGGCGAGTTCTTGCGGGTACTGGATGAGTCTCGTGGGGTCGATGCGTCGCGTGTCGCCGGCTCTTGGCAGGACGGCACTTGGCTCAGGACGGTGGCTCAGGAGTGGAGCGGGTCTGACATAGAAACGGGTACTTACTTGTTAGGCAATGGTCATGCTCAGGCAGATGGACGTCTCAGTTCCATAGGCCCTAATGGCGTGTTGCCGATCGGTGCTTTGGTTCCAGCTGGAGGTTCTGCGTATCTCCGTGAAACGACAGATAACGGCGCGACGGGAGCTGCTATGAGAGACGACCAGCAACCGATGAACAACTGGATTCGTTTCCGTAGCCGCAACATGGCCTATCCCGGCCGTATTAAACTGATCTGAGGACATTATGCCTACTTACTTGATAGATGACTCTGGGGCCTTGATAGGGCCTGTTGAATTACCGGTTGTTCCTGGACTGGGCGAGCAAACGCCCAGCAACGCTGTAAGCATGACCGAATTACTTAACGAGCCGAACACAGGATTTGCCTGGACACTCATAAACGGTGAGCTGCAGCAGGTCATAGATCGCCGTGGCTTGATGTATCGAATAAACGACGGCTCGGTAGAGGAGTGGAGCAGCCTCGGTCTGCCGCCTGAACGGCTTACCGCCAAACAATGGCCTGGAAAATATTACGTTTGGCGAGAGGGGGAATGGGTTCTTGATGTCGAAGCGCAGAGGGCCGCTTTGGCTTCTGCTGCTTTGGTGGTTCGTGACCAGCGTTTGCAGGAAGCAGCTACACGTATCGCCCCGTTGCAGTATGCCGAAGAACTGGGAGATGCCACCGAGGCGGAGAAGGCAAGTTTGCTCCAATGGAAACGCTATAGCGTGAAGCTGAACCGGATCGAGCAAACCCCGGATTACCCTCTCCAGATCAAATGGCCTTCACCGCCCTCCGATGCAACTGCCCTGTAGACATGACCGCGAGAGCGGTTTTTTTTGCCCGTCTTTCGAGACCGCTGCGTGCGTTTTAGTCGCGTGCCAAATCCTCACAGACTCTGCGGACAAAAGATGCTGAGTCGTTAATAAAACGTGATTCATAACGCCACACAGCACTGACCTTCCGCATCGTTAACTCAGGCGTTATCGGCAGAGGCGTCTGGTGTGCACATAAATCGTCATCCCGTAATAACAGCACTCTCTTAATACACAACATGAAGGATTAACCATGAACATAGTACCCATCTCCCGTAACCCGCAATGGGCTGACCAGGCCCATACCTCCATGACGCTGTGGGTGATCATTACTGAACCCGGCTATATGGATCGTCAGGACGCTATATCGGTCTCTGCCAATCATCCGGATCCGCAATACGCAGCATTGTTCAGCCGAGCAATCGCCGGTGAGTTCGGTGAGATTCTCGAGCCGAGTGAGCAGATGATCCTTATCAACGTCAATTCGGAGCGCGGTATCTACTTGGACAACGCTACCAGGAGAATCAACGAGCTGGACTTTCAACTGACTATTGTGCAAAACGCCATTGCATCGGGGTCGGCCACAGTCGCGCAAATCGAGTCTCGGCCTGCGCTGCAAGCCGAGCTTGATGCGTATTCGCTTTACCGGGCACAGCTCTCCAATCTGAGTTCGCTCCCGGGATTCCCTACTTCTTTCGCCTGGCCTGTTCCTCCTGCGACTCCGTTTGTTTACGTAAAGCCGCCGGAAGTGACTACACCGCCTACAGGCGTTAGCGAAGATGAACTGCCTTGGATCATGAACAGCATTCGTAACCCTCGCTGGGTCGATCAAGCTCATACCGCTATCGTACTTTTAGTTGTTTTCGAGAAAACCAAATATACGAATGGTGAGGAGGCCGTAACTGTTTCTGCCAACGCCCCTAAGCCACAAGCCAGAGAACTTTTCAACCGTGCCTTTAACGGCGAGTTCGGCCTGATTCTCGAACCGATCACGGAAGTGGGAACGGGCGATGTCATGACTCAGCGCAACGGATACTCGGCCATGGCCACTGCGAAAGTCGATACGTTGATCAGCAGACTGGTCGTTGTACAAAGTGCCATTGAAGCCCAGTTGAGAAACCTGTCTGCGCTGCAGGCCGAGCTTGATGCGTATTGGCTTTACCGTGTGCAGCTCGCCCAGCTCGATGCGCAGCCAGGCTTTCCAGAGTCGTTCGTGTGGCCCGCTCCGCCAGCGTCGCCGTTTGTATATGTAAAGCCGACTGAACAGCTGGCACCGGTTAGGGGCGTAAGTGCAGACGAGCTGCCCAAGTCCTGACGCCCCGCTCTGAGGGGGGGCGTTGTTTTATTCGCCATTTAATCTCGCTTTTGAACAGGAGAGCCTTATCGGCTCACGGGGTGGGCTCGTCCCGCAAGCCCTTGGGGCGGATCAATGCCTCTCGACCAGTAACAAAAACTGAACATCATCCCTGACGCCGGCGCCACCGCCGGCGTTTTAGTTCCTGTCATCAAACGAAACAGGAGGTCCGCTAACGCCTGCAAGCGTCAATCATTCACAAACCCATACTCTCTCAATAGAAAATCAAAGGTATTCATATGTACACAGTAATAAGCGCTCGTGATCCACGTTGGTCCGATATGACACACACATACATTAACCTGTGGGTGTTGTTTGCAGAGTTTAAAGACACTTTCGGCGAGGTGCCTTTTAGTGCATCTCCCAACGACTCCGCTGCTCACGGCGTCGATCTGTATAACCGCGCCCTCGCTGGTGAGTTTGGTCCGGTTCTCGAGCCGACCGAGGAAGCGGTCTTGCAGCTGGTGACGAGTCAGCGAAATAACTTATCAAGTAACGCTACCTATCGAATCCACTCGTTGCTGGACGATCTGGATATTCTTCAAGACGCTATAGCAATGAATCTGGCGACCGAAGAGCAAGTGAAAACCGTGCCAGCAATAAACGCTGAGCTGTACGCGTTCCGTCTTTATCGCGTGCAGCTTTCCCTAATTGACACATTGCCAGGTTACCCAAGGAAGTTCGACTGGCCAGTGGCGCCTGCGCAGCCTTTTGTGTATGTGCCACCCTCTGAGTAGTTGGCCATTTGGCAAGGCGAGCGAAAACGAATTGCACCCGACGCCGGCTCTGAAGCTGGCGTTACTGTTTATGCTTTCGATGTCGCCGCAGCCTGCTGATATGACTGCTGCTAACGACTCAGTTAATGACGCCTCGCACTGATGGGGCGCCTGTTACCCCTAATGCGCGTCGCTCGAGTCACGAAAGCTTCGTCGATTGGGGGCACTGACGAGCTTCATAAGCAAGGCAGGAGTAACCATGCCTATCAACCAGCAACAACTACTGCAAATCCTCCCTAACGCCGGCCTTAAAGCCGGCGTTTTCGTTCCTGCTCTCAACACCGCCATGGCCCGCTACGCCATCAACACTCGCCTGCGTATCGCCGCGTTCATCGCTCAGATAGGGCATGAGTCCGGGCAGCTTCGTTATGTGCGCGAGCTGGGTAGCGACAGCTATCTGGCCAAGTACGACACGGGCCAGTTGGCGCTGCGTTTGGGCAACACGCCAGAAGCAGATGGCGACGGTCAGTTGTATCGGGGCCGTGGGCTGATTCAGGTGACGGGGCGGGCCAACTACGAAGCGTGTGGGGAGGCGCTGGGGCTGGACCTGTTGAGTCAGCCGCAGTTGCTCGAACAACCCGACCACGCGGCCATGTCGGCCGCGTGGTTTTGGGACCGGGCCAACCTCAACGCGCTGGCAGACAAGGGTGATTTTCTGATGATCACCCCGCCGCATCAACGGCGGTACCAACGGCCTGGCGGATCGGCAGGCGCTTTACCAGCGGGCATTGGAGGTGCTGCCGTGAAGACGCTGGATATGCGATTCCTGATCCTCGCATTCGTGCTGGGGTCAGGGCTGGGTACATGGGCCGCGTGGAAATGGCAGGCGGCCCGCTATGGCCTGCAACTCTCCACGCAAGCACTGACGTGGCAGCGCGAGCGCGAGCAGGCGGCGCTGGCGGTCGTCGACTGGCAGAACGCCGAGCAGGCACAACGACGGGCGCTGGAAGTCCGTTTGCACACCAACGATACAACCATCCACAAGGAGTTGAGCGATGCACAGACTGCTCAGGCTCGTTTGCGTGATCGCCTGGCTACCGCTGATTTGCGCTTGTCAGTCCTCCTCGCCAACAGCCCCGCCAACCGTGCTGGCATGCCAGCCGGCACCGATACCGGCGGCGTGGTTCATGGAAGCTCGCGAGGCGAACTTGACCCAGCGGCTGCTGGACGAATTGTCGCCATCACCGACTACGGCGATCAGGGATTGATCGCTTTGAAGGCCTGCCAAGCCTACGTGCGCGAGATTGCGCACTGATGTTCCTCTCGGCTCCCTACCCCCTAGGCCATCGTGCCCCTGCCTCAATCCCGCCTCCGCAAGGAGGCGCGGCCCTCTTTATGTGTCGTTGCCCGCATTACAATCGGCCTGGCCCGGTACATTCATATTGCACCGGCCGATTCGGTACGCTAATGTCCTGAAACGTACCGATGAGACCCCTTCCGTGACGACAGTCAGCAAGCTTTTGATGCGCGTTATCAAGGCTCACGCCCGTTGGCGTTGGCGCGCCTGACTATTTCCTTGCCGGCCCTGCCGGTCCCGTACCTGTATGCCTTCGATTTTGTGATGCTTTTCTCCGTCCCCCGGCCCTGTGGCTGACGAGGGGATGCATGAGTGAAGCAGAATCCGGAAGGCCTGAATCACGTCAGTAAATCAAAAGGTTGATAGCAAAATGCTGCTGATGATCGATAACTACGATTCGTTTACCTACAACGTCGTGCAGTACCTCGGTGAGCTGGGCGCAGACGTCAAAGTCATTCGCAATGACGAACTGAGCATCGCCGAGATCGAAGCCCTGAACCCGGAGCACATCGTGGTCTCGCCTGGGCCGTGCACGCCCAATGAAGCTGGCGTCTCGCTTGATGTGATCAAGCACTTCGCGGGCAAGCTGCCGATTCTGGGCGTATGCCTGGGGCATCAGTCCATCGGTCAGGCCTTCGGCGGCGACGTGGTTCGTGCGCGGCAGGTCATGCATGGCAAAACCAGCCCGGTCATTCACGAAGACGGCGGGGTATTCGATGGCTTGAATCATCCGTTGGTGGTCACCCGCTACCACTCGCTGGTGGTCAAGCAGGATACGCTGCCCGACTGCCTGGAAGTGACGGCCTGGACTGCGCTGGATGACGGCTCGGTCGATGAGATCATGGGCCTGCGCCACAAGACACTGAATGTCGAAGGGGTGCAGTTTCACCCCGAGTCGATCCTGACCGAGCAGGGCCACGAGCTGTTCGCCAATTTTCTCAAGCAGAGCGGCGGCCATCGTCAGGGCTAA